CGAGCTGGAGGGCGCGGAGCGCTTCTTTATCACCGCTGAGGAGGGTGCGGCACTGCCCAAGGTGACCTTCGGCAGTGTGATGGACACCGCCGGCTGGGAGCAGATGACCACTTCCGCTGAGGAGTTCGCTCCCGAGAGCAGCCACACCGCCGTCCGTGTGGTGGAACTGGATGCCGAGGGCAAGCCCATTGCCGTTGGCGACGCGATCCTGAACCTCGGCTGATGAATCTTTCGGCGGGGAGGCGCAGTGTCTCCCCGCCGGAGAGAAAACGGAGAGAAAGGAGAGAACGGTATGAGCGAGATCTTCTGCGGCGCACTGGGTGCGCTGGCGGTCATCATGGCCTTCCTGTTGGGAAAAGCTTCAGAAAAGCGACTGGGTGGCGGTGTGATGAACTATCCGGCAGGACGGGAAGAAAGCGAAGAGGAGAGACGTCTGCTGCGGGAGGAGCAGCAGGCCTTTGAAGATATGCTCCACTACAATATGGACACCGCCTACGGTCTGGGCGACCGGGAAGCGGTACTGACGGGAGGTGAGAGCCGATGAAGGAAAAAATGACGCTGGCGTGGCAGCGGTATGAGGCGGGGCGATCCTACAATGACAGATTGGTTCCCAGTCAGTACGATCTGGTGAACACCAATATTGAGTTTTTTGCGGGCAACCAGTGGGTTCATCTGCCCAAGAGCGGCGCCATGCAGAAACTGCCCAAGCCCACCTTCAACATCATCAAGCGTGTGGCGAGCCTCTTTGTGGCAAGCCTTACCAGCAGTGCGGCCTCCATCAGCTTTGATGAGTTGAGAAGCGCCGGGGAGAGCGGCGATGAGAAGAGTCCCGCCGCTATTGCCACGGCAGAGGTGCAGAACCTTCTGGAAAAGTTCAAGATGGACTACCGTATTCGTGAGGCGCTCTTTGACGGGGCGCAGACCGGTGACTACTGCGCCCACTTTTACTGGGACAGCGATGCGGTGCCCTACGGCGGTGCGCTGAGCAGTCACAGGGGTGAGATCCGGATGGAACTGGTGGACGGCATCAACGTGATGTTCGGCAATCCCAACACACCCCAGGTGGAACGCCAGCCCTACATCCTTATTGTGGGGCGAGAAACGGTGGAAAAGCTGGACGAAGAGCGTAGGCGGTACCGGGGAGATGAAGAAGTCGTGAGCGACAGCGACACGGAGTTTCAGGTCGGTATCGGCGGCAGGACGGAACTGGAGAGTGACGCGGAAAACGGCAAGGCGCTCTATGTGTACATGTACGAGAAGAAAAATGGAACCGTCCATGTGACCAAGGCCACAAAAACCTGCACCATCTTTGAAGACATCGACACGGGACTCAATCTGTACCCCATCGCCTGGGGCAACTGGGAGAAACAGAAGAACCAGTATCACGGCAGAGCATTGGTCACGGGTATTATTCCCAATCAGATTTTCATCAACACCATGTTTGCCATGGTGATGCGGCATCTGCAGCTGATGGGATTCCCCAAGACGGTTTACAATGCCGACCTCATTGGTAAATGGAGCAGTGAGGTGGGGCAGGCCATCGGCGTGCGTGGGTTGCAGCCCGGACAAAGTATTTCTCAGGTGGCATACAATCTGCAGCCGGCGGATATGTCCGGCCAGATCATCATGGCCATCGACAAGGCGGTGAGCTACACCAAGGATTGCCTGGGCGCAACGGATGCGCAGCTTGGCAACGTGCGGCCCGACAATACCTCGGCGCTCATGGTGCTCCAGTCCAGCGCGGAGGTGCCTCTTGAGAATACCAGAGCGGGACTTTACGAGTGGATGGAGGATATCGGCGCCATTCTTCTGGACATGATGGGTACTTATTACGGAAGACGCCCCCTGGTGCGGGTCCGAACCTGCGAGGAACCTGTGCTGGATGGGAGCGGTGTGCCGGAGATTGATCCTGCTACCGGAAGAATGAAGGTCACAAGTGCGAAGCGACGTGTGTCCGAGAACTTTGACTTCAGCGTATTCAAAAATCTCTGGTTCAATGTGCGTGTGAATGCGGGCGCCAGCACCTATTACAGTGAGATCGCCATGGTACAGACACTGGACAACCTCAGAAGGGACGGTACGCTGGAGGTTATCGACTATCTGGAGCGCATTCCTGACAAGCTGATCCCCCGGAAGGCGGAATTGATCCAGTCTATCCGTGAGAGAACGACTGTGCCCGGGATGAGTGGCATGGGGCATGGTGACGGTAGTTCTGTTTTCGGTGGAGAACTTAGCGATGACAAACTGCTTGCGGCATTGCCCACCAGTATGCAGGCGAGATATGAGGACCTGCCCACTGCGGCGAAGAAGTCCCTGCGTGCCATTGGCGCGGCACGGCAGTGAGAGGGGGATTCGTATGAATTACAGATGGGCAAAGGATTACGTTCTTCAGCTTATCAATCAGTACAGCATTGCAGGTTCGGTGACACCTGAGAGCTACAACAATCAGGCTGACTACCTCGACCGCATCCCCAAGCTGCTGAACGATGCGCAGATCTATGTGGCCACCACGGTGGGCAAGATCCGCAAGGTCGTGCCGCTCAGCGAACTGGAGAGCGTGGACAACGGCAAGTGGGTGGTCTACACCATGCCGGAGGACTTCTGGCAGCTCTGCTCCGGCGGCCTCATCCGTTACGACGATGACAACGAGCTGGAGCGGTGCAACTTGTATCACGCCATCGGCGCAAACCAGATCGCCGTTTCCAAGTCGGTTAGCGGCAACATGAGCGCGGAGTATTACCGCCTGCCTCAGACCCTCACGGATGAGCCACTGGAGGAAGAGGAACTGGACAACACCGTTCCCGCTCAGATGGCTTTGCCTTACTACGTTGCGGCGCATCTGGTGATGTACGACAACGCTTATGCCTATCAGGCTCTGATGAACGAGTTTGAGACGAGACTGGCGAGACTGGCTGAGTCTCCCACCATCATCTACGGCACGGTGGCAGACACCTACGGCGCGGCAGAGGATTGGGGTGGTTACTGATGCGAATGAACATCAGATCCCTCCCCAGTCCTCCCAAGGAGTATGTGATCGAGTTTCCCCGGCTGGACGGCGGTCTGAACACATGGGAACTGGACTACCGATTGGATGCGGACGAAAGCCCGGAGATGAAGAATCTCTGGTGGCAGGACGGTGCGCTCTGCTCCCGTGACGGACAGGTGCGGCTCACCGGTGAGAACCTCGGCACAGGGTACAGTGCCTACGAACGGCTCTTCTGGAGCCACGGTTTCTTCCACATCGGAGACAAGCTGTACCACGCTCCTCTCAACGATCCCGATGCCGCCAGCGGATCTCTGGAACTTACGGAGATCCTCAGCGGCATCCCGGAGAACCGGGGAAGCTGGTTCCGCTACGGTGACAGCCTGTACTACAAGAACCGGGGCGGGTACTACTGCATCGAGTATGCCCCGGAGAACGGTTTCTCCGCGGGCGACGTGGAGACCTATTCGCCCATCATCCTCATCAACACCGAGCCGACCACGGCGGCGGGAGATCAGTATCAGCCGGAGAACCGGCTGAACCCTCAGAAGACGGTCTGGTATTCTACGGTGTCCGGTGTGAAGACGTATAAGCTCCCTGTGCAGAATGTGGGCAGTGTGGACAAAGTGGTCGTGGACGAGGTGGAGCTGAAGGAGCCGGAGGGGTACACCGTTGACCTTGCAAAGGGTATCGTGACCTTCGTGACCGAGCCTACTCATCACAACCCTGTGGTGGTCAACTCGGTGCAGATCACCTACACCAAGCAGAATGAGGATGCCTACAACTCTATCATGGATTGCCCCTACGCCATCGTATACGGCGGCAACCAGAATCTGTGCGTGGTGATGGGCGGCTGCACCGCTCAGCCCAACGCCTATTTCTGGTGCGGCAACCACATTGTGATGGACCCCGGTTACTTCCCCATGACGCAGTACAATCTGGCAGGCGCAACTGAGGAGAAGATCACCGGATTCGGGAAGCAGCAGAATATGCTGGTGATTTTCAAAGAACACAGCATCGGGCGCAGCGCCATGAACACCGAGGAGATGGCCAGCGGTCGTATCCTTCTCACCATGGACTATGTGAACATCAACAGCGAGGTGGGCTGCGACCTGCCGGGGAGCATCCGGCTCGTCAGCAACAACCTTGTGTTTGCCAACACCCGGCAGGGTGTGCATCGGATCTCCGACAGCTCGGCGGCCTATGAAAACAACGTCGTGGCCATCAGCCGCAAGGTGGACAACAGCCTCCTGCCCCTTCTCAGAAGGGCAGAGAACGTGACCAGCTTCGACGACGGCGACCGCTACTGGCTGGTGGCGGATGGCGAGGTCTACGCATGGGATTACTCCCTCAGCGCACCCAGCGACCCGAGCTGGTTCTACTTCGACAACATCAAGGCGAGGGACTTCATCACCTCGGATGCGGAGGAGCACTACCATCTGGGCGGGGACGGCAGCGTGACGGTCTTCCGCAGGGTGTTC